GTGTTTTAGTGTCATATAGATCTTTATTATGATCCCACCAAAGATCGATAATATATTTTTGACTACCAAAAAAATAACCTCTATCTGATTCTCTACATTCTTCAATATAGAATTCTATAAAAGCATCATAATAATCTGGGTTTAGATTATTATCTTTAGCTAGTTCTTTGGCAGCATCAGAACAATGCTCTTCAAATTTTTCATTGATATAGAGATTGTCATATTGTTCTAAAGTTTGGTTTTCTAATGGGTTGTCAATCATTTTCGTTAGCGAATTTTCGTGTATGTTATTTTTTAATGAAGTATTTAAGTCTATCTTCATACTTCTCGATATTGGCTAATGTTTCAGCATCTTCATTATCTTCGTAATCATCACAATACTTATCGTATTGCTCCATATTACGTCTGAACATTCTGTCAACCAGCTCATGTTTTAGTTGATATTCAGATATTGCTTCAAGCTTTCTATCTTCTTCCCAGGAAACGATATCAGGTTCATTAATAACTTCATCATACCAACCATAAAAGGTTGATTTATGTACATCATTAAATTCTCTTTGACATCTTTTAACTACTTGATTCCTATTACGTTTTTTCCTAATAAGTTCTTTCATTCTTTCCTTACAGGATTCTTTATTTGGATTCTCCTGTACCACTATTAAACCTCCATCGCTTTCTTATATTCATCCTCTAATTCTTTAGATATATCTTCCCATCCTTCAGGCCATCCAAAATGAGGACATATATTCTCTCCATGTGGATCAAATACCCAATAAAAACCCTCTTTTAAAATCATTGATAGCATTTGATTTACTGGCCTGGCATCTGCCTTGGCTAACGCTTTAATAGCTTTTTGCTGTACGTCTGTTAAACGTAAATTGTTTTCATTCATAATTAATTAATGATATAAAGTTATGTGTGTATGATATCATATTATTAGTATACTAATCAACCCAATTTGCCTTTAATGTCCTTTATCAAACAATTCATTCATGACCATGACATTCATGACGATAAGCAGTTTAAAAAGCATTTAACCAGGATAAATAAATTTAAATCAAACGATAAAAATTTAGATATCCTGATTAATTTACTTTTAATTAATTATTTAAAATCTAAGCAATAGCTAATTTTTTATTTCTTTTTATAAGTTTTAAAGCTTCACCAGCTTCTGATCCTTTTTCTTGCAATCCATGCAATAAGAGAGCGAAAGCTTTATTTCCAAAGCAAAGAGAGTCATCTTTATCTATTTTTAAATTTAGTTTCTTTGCTTCGTCTTCACTAAATACAACTTTTGAATATTTAGTAAAATAACCTTGATCAATTAAATAATCAAAACGTCCACCATATGAAGCCACCATATAAAAATTATTAGGCAGTAATACTTCCATAAAAAAATTAAGACTCTTACTATAACAATAAAATTTTAAGTCTTTATTTAACCTAGCTACATTTAACCAAGCCTGTAAATATAAAGGATGATAGAAATCACCGCTCTCATGTATCCTGACTTTAGTAATATTATTTCTATTACTTTGAATAGATCTATTAATTAAATCAGTTAATCCTTTTAAATCTTTTTTAATAACATAACTATTAATCAAATCATAGTTATATTTCCTTGATTTAAAAACATTTGGATAACGTAATTCTTCACTTGCTGCAAAGCAAGTAAATAAACTCTCATTACCTCGGTTTAATACTCTTTTACCATCCTTTAAACTTACCCACGCTTTACAATTGTTACTTCCTGGACAGGTTAAACCAGCTGTAATTGATAATATCAAAGTATCTTTTGATAGCTTTGCATTACCTTTAGACATTTTTAAAATCATTTTTAAATTTCTCCTATGTTTTGTAGTTTTGTAATTTCATTTAAAACTTCATCACATAATCTAATAAATATTTCATTTTGTATTTTTAATTCTTCACTAATATCATTTTCATGATATTTATTTTCATTAATTTTAATCATTCTTTCCTGAGATACTAAATCCTCTAAGAATGCTAATAATTTAGGTTTCATTGTTTTTAATTAAATAATTTTGAATAAAAAAAAGTAAGTCATTTAAGTCTTACTTATAGGATGATTAATTGATTCTTTTTTTAATAAGTCATCTTCAGTTATAGTAAATAACTTATCAAATAAAGTTTTATAAAATTGTTCTTTTGTTCTTCCTTGCTTACCTCTAGCAACATAATCACTATATTCAGTAATTGCAAGAACGATTGTATTGTATTCTTGAGAGTTTAAATATTTCATTAGTTTTTAACCTCAAGATAATTACAAGCCTTTTGGATTCCATTTAAACAATGAATCTTTTGTGATTTTAATAAACTATCGGACATTCCCAAATAGAAAATTGATCCGATACTCACATATAAAAATAAATGTTTGATCATGAGTTTAATTAAATAATTTTAATGTGTTTAGCTTTATTAGCTCTGTAAGAGTGTTTAAGCTTAGATAACTGTATTTAACTTAGAAAGATAATTACAGTTGTTAGAAAGGATTTAAAGACTAGTAAAGTATTAAACCCTATGCATAAATTATATCAAAATATATCAGTTATGTCTATGGATATTATGAGAATTTAAATTAATTTATCAGGTAAATTTATATATGAGGGTGTAGTTGCAAAAAAAAATTTTCCAGGGAGCTACACGGGTAACTTAAATATATTTTACAGATCTTTATTGCTTAGGTTCTATGCGAATTGCAAGTTCTGGAGCTTGGATATTTACGGTTTCAACAGATTCACCAACTACTTTACCTAGGCTATCAAGTATTTGTGCAGCTGTCTGAAGCTGACCTTTTGATATAGCTTTGTTAAATAGACGCATACGCATAGCTTGTAGTCTAGGAATCATTTTATCTCTTTCTTTAAGCCAATCTTCATCATTCCATTCTTTAACTTTTTTCCAATCAGCCCAACCTGTTACTAGAGAGATGCCTTCTTTTTGAGAATGTTCTATAACAAGTTGTCTGGTTGTTTTTCCTTCTAGTTGTTTTGAGTATAATCTTTGGCAACGAGCTTCTATAACTGCTCTTGAATTAGTACCTCCTGTGTATTTTTGTACACGAGGTTTACGTTGAGGAGCTGGTAGATCGTAGTTTAGATTATTTATAAAAGATTCAGCCACGATTGGGTATGTGATGGGGGTTAATATTTCGATAATAGCCTTAAAAGTATAAAATGCGAAAGAAAATGAGTAATATTATGAAAAAAAGGGTTAAATGAGCCTAAATGAAGTCAGCTTAAGGTATGCACAGGGGGAGGTGTTCAATTGTGATAAAAGATTTCGGGTGCTGGTTGCGGGAAGAAGGTTTGGGAAATCATATTTATCCTGTATTGAACTGCTCAGAGGAGCTATCAATCGACCTGGTGAGGTATATTTCTATTGTGCTCCTACTTATAGGATGGCAAAGGATATTGCATGGAAAGAATTAAAGAGGTTAGTACCAAAAGTTTGGGTAAAGAGTAAGAATGAAACAGATTTAAGGTTAGAACTGATAAATGATTCGACTATTGAGTTGAAGGGTACAGAAAATGCGATGGCATTGAGGGGTAGAAGTTTAGCTGGTGTTGTATTGGATGAAGCAGCGTTTATGGATCGAGATGTATGGGCTGAAGTTATTAGACCTGCTTTAGCAGATAAACAGGGGTGGGCTTTGTTTATTAGTACACCTGATGGTACTGCAAGTTGGTTTTATGATATGTGGTGTTTTTGTGGCGAACAGGAATGGGATGATTGGAAAAGGTGGAGTTTTACTACGATTGAAGGCGGTAATGTTGCACCTGAAGAAGTAGAAGCAGCTAGGTCACAATTAGATGCAAGAACTTTTAGACAAGAATTTGAAGCTAGTTTTGAAAACCTTACTGGTTTGGTTGCTGTTAGCTTCAGTGATGACAATATTGATAAAGAAGTGCAAGACCTACATATGCTGCCATTGTTGTTGGGTTTAGACTTTAACGTGGATCCTATGGCTGGAATTTGTGCATATAAGCATGACAATAACCTATATGTGTTTGATGAGATCATGTTGACAGGTGGTGCTACCACATGGGATTTCGCAGAAGAGGTCGTAAGACGGTATGGGGTTGATCGAAGAATTATTGCCTGTCCTGATCCTACGGGTAGTGCAAGAAAGACAAGTGGGGTGGGAGTTACAGACCATACGATCTTAAGAAGGTCTGGCTTTACTGTTATGAGTCCAAAAAGTCCGTGGAAGATAAGAGATAAGATTACTGCTGTTAATACTGCTTTACTTGATGCAAATGGAGATCAAAGAACTTTTATACATCCAAGATGTAAAGAATTGATAAAAGCATTAAGAACTTTGACTTATGCACCGAATACTGGCTTGCCCAATAAAAACTTAGGTGTAGATCACGCTTTTGATGCTTTCGGATACCTATGTCTCCAACAATTTAACCTTGCAAAACCAGAGACACTCGGTCAAACTGCGTTTAGAATATACTAAGAACAACCTAATTCTTATCATGTATCACTCTACTACTAAGAAAAAGAAGAAAAAAAAGAAGGGAGGTAAGAAACGTGGCCAATGTTCCTGTAAATAAAGCGTTATATTCTAGGGTAAAGTCAGAAGCTAAACGTAAATTTAAAGTTTATCCTTCTGCCTACGCTAACGCATGGCTTGTACGGGAGTATAAGAAGCGTGGTGGTACTTATCGCACCGAGGCAAAAAAACGTGGCAAGAAGTAGTGGCGGTTTAACCCGTTGGTTTAAGGAAAATTGGGTTGATGTCAAAACTGGCAAGCCTTGTGGTCGTCAAAAAGGCGAAAAACGAGGTTATCCAGCTTGTAGACCAAGTAAACGTGTATCAAGTAAGACACCTAAGACTACTGGAGAGATGTCAAGTGCTGAAAAAGCACGATTTAAACGTGA